GCGCTTCTGGTTGTCATCCATCGTCCTTGTCCTTTTTCTTTTCCTTTCCCTTCACATACGCATCGGCCCCAAAGAATGCCGATACCACAAGCCCTACGGACATGAAATAAACGCCAGACATATCGCCGATGATCTTGGACTCGTTGTCAAAACCGAGCGCGCCGCTGGCGAACACGAACAGTGGATAGCCCAGCATTCCGAACAGCGCAAACCAGACCATCTTGCGTTGCTGGTCACGCTTGGCATCTTCGTCCTCCATTTCTCGACGCATACGCTCGATGTGGATTTTGTATTCTGCCTCGTCGATTTTGCCGTCACCATTGATGTCAGCCTTTTGAAATTCAGTCATGTCAATTTCCTGACAGTGGATTGTCCAAAGCCTTCTGGATCTTATCTTCAAGGTCAGTTTTTGTCTGATCGACTTTAGCCTCAAATTTGTCCAGCTTGCCTTCAAAATATTCTACTTTCTGGTTCATTCGATTCTCTACCCCATAAACCAATTGCTTGGCATCCCTGAGATTCTGTTCGATGGATTCCAGCAGGCGTTCCTGAGTTTCGATCTTGTTGGAAGTCTGCTCCATCTGAGCGGCATAGGCTCCGAGGTCAAGGCTGGCGATCTCCTCGACCTTTTGGTACATGGTGAAGCCACCGTACAGCGCACCCAGCACAGACAACAGGCCAGTCACAGCCGCGACAATAGTTGTCGGGGTCATGCGTAGGCCAAAGACCGTGAAAGCCTTATCCTTCAGTCCTTCGATCTCGTCTAGCTTGTCGCCAAGGTCAGCCATCAAAGCCTCCCAGCTTCCGCAGGTTTTCTAGTTCCTGCTGGAGTTTCTGCACCTCTAGCCGCCGAGCCTGAAGTTCTAGTTGGTACAGCGTATTGCAGTTCACCCTTTCCCTTGGTGCATCCAGAGGGATCACGATGCGGGCATACAGGCCAATGTCTTTGGTGGTCGGGTTGTTCGGATCTTGGCTGCTGAATGGACTGGTCGCATTGTTGACGATCCCTGTCGCACCGATCTCGAAGTTGGTAGCCCCTCCAATACTGGCCGAGCATTCCATATCACCCGCACGAATCTTGTCTGTGCCGTAGCTGCTGCCAGCGTTCGGCAGTTGCAGGTTGAGCGAGGAATTGTCAGCCATCGCCATCCCACAAAACATCAGGGCTATTGCTGGAATTTTGAGCATATCCGGCTCGCCAGTAGAGTGCCTGTCCCATCACCACGCAGCTTGGATTGACTGCAAATGTATTGCGCTTTCTCTGCGTCTTTGCTGCGGATATACACATCAAACTTGAGGTGTCCCAGATAGCGCACATGCGCCATGCGGTAGGCACTCACGAATGGGATCGGCTGCCAGTCCTCGGTGAACACCCCGATCTCGTAAAACTCCACATCCTTCCGCTTGTTGAACAGTTCCATTTCCGCCTTCGACACGCCATCGACATGGGATGGCTTCAGCTTTGGGTAAGTCGGAACCATCTCATGCGCGTAGGCTGGAAAAGCCAGCAGAAAAAGGATTATTGCGCGATACACTCCGCCACCACTACAGAACGGTAAGTGCCGCCGGGAAATGCCTTGTTGCCACCCCCGCCATAGGTCGCAGTGGAAGCCACCTTGAACCATGTCGTGCCAGTTGCAGTCAGGTCGTATTCCTTCGTCTGATCGTATTCCACGGCATCGGTGTCGTAGTCAGCCATCGCCACATCTGACACTTCCAGCACCGTGACAGAGCCAGTCCAAGTCACCATGTCGCTCAGGCTGGGGCTGGTGCTGAACTCAGTCGGGTAAGTGATCTTCGCCTTGTACGCATCCGCTAGGGACACATCGTAACGAACCACAGGCAGAACCCCACCATCGGCAGGCGTAGTCGTTAGGGTGTAAGCATTCGGGTTGCCGTAGACGCCAGCCACGTCGGTGTTGATGAGGCAGCGGGATTGAACCGTGCCTTCAATCGGAACCTCGGCAGCTTGTGCTGTGCCTGCAATCAGGCAGGCCAGTAGAATCTTTTTCATCGGTATTGCTCCTCAACCATCTGGTTGTGTAGGCGATCATTCGCCATGCTGCGGAATGCCCGCTTGTTGTCCTTGATCTGTCCACCGTCCAACATTACGGTTTCCTGATACGCTCCACTCGGTATGGTGGCTGCATAATATTGAGTCATTGTGACAGGATTCATCGCAGCAAGCAGGCCATCCTGACCCTTCGCCATCTCCAGACCGCTCTGGAGGGCTGCTAGAGCCTTTTCCATGTCCTTCTTCTCCTCGTCCTCGTCATCCTTCTTGGCCTCGTCCTCGTCCGCTTCAGGGCGTTCTGTGGCCTCTGTCGCAGCGATCACGGCAGGATCTTCGAGAGCGTTGTAGGAATAGACCGGCAGGTCAGGAAGTTCTGGTTCAGGCGCTATGTAGCGGTAGGTGTAGACAACAGCAGGATCTTCTACGCTTCCCACTCCAGTGGTTTCGATTGAGCCATCTCCCCAGAATCGGATCGGTACATATCCAACCGGAATCTGTTTGACGATTGTCTGACCAGTTCGGCCTGACCAATCATCTGTTTCTCGAAATACATATCCGCCATCAACCGCGTTGGCGTTTTGGATGGTGACGGTGAAGTCGTCTGGTCGCTCTTTGACTGCGGTGTAGCGGTACAAGACCCCTGAGATGTCGAGTCCCGGAACTGGAGCCACGCCCAGTACAGACTCAGACATAGACCAAGAACCACCCCCAGCAGCAGCATTATTGCTGTAGCCATAGATGGGGTCAGAAGAAGAGCAGGCTGCCGAATAGACCGCCAATAATGCCGAGAGCCTTGAGGCGTTTTTGCTCAACATCATCTGCATTCTCCTGCTCTGGTGTGGAGTCTGTATGGGTAGCCCATGCCAGCTTTGCCTGTTCACCAATCAGGCCGTCATACGGACACGGCGTTCCGGCCTGCATCATGGCATCAAACACTTTCTGGTCTTGGCACATTACTGATACGGCTGCGACCTTCATGCCCATGTCGTACAGGGTTTTGGCGTTCTTGAGTCGGATACAGTTTTCTTCGGTGAAGGTACTGCCGACAGAGATGCCGAGAATTTGGGTTTGGACTGCGCCTGAAGCCCCTACGGTACACAGATCATTGCCATTGCCTGCTGAGAACTGTGGTGCGATAGCGGACGGTGGAGGCGATTTGACGGTGGTGGTTTGCGTGCCGTTTGTGGTGACGGTCTGCTCAGAAACGATGGGATCAGCGGCAAGTGCATTGGTCGAATAAGCAATGAGGCCGCCAAGCAGGAGGCCGATCACAACCCAGCCAACCTGCTCAACCGGGTGCTTCATCTGCTTTTCTGCAAATCCCCGATCATCTCGAAGATTTGGTCCAGTTTGTGTTCCATCCGGCGGATGTCTTCTTTGTAGTCATCTCGACGGACAAACTTATCGTTTAGACCGGATTGGCATTCATACATCTGCTTTTCGATGCGGCGCAAATCAGACACCACATTGCGGATGAACCAGCCGCCAATGGAAAGGAATGCGGTAAGGATCAGATTCCAAAAAACGACTGGTTCCATGTCAGTATGTGCCTTCCCATACGCGCAGCTTGTCGAAATCACCCGACAGCATCTTGCGTTTGATTACTTCACGAACAGCGTCGTGGTCGTCCCAGCGGAGTCCAGCTTCTTTGATCCATTGGGACAGAATGTGGAGCGGAATGCGGCCTACAAGGCGCTTCTCGCCAGTCTGGCCTAAGCCAGCTTCTTTGATGGCTTTGACGTCATCCAGATACGGCTCGTTGTCGTAAATCTTCTCTACGACCAAGGTTTTCCCGTTATCTTCGTGGTGAATCTTCTCGCCAATCTTCATTTACAAGTCTCCAAAGTAAAAAAGGGGAGAAGGGCAACGTGCGCTAGCCCCTCTCCCCTCGCATCACACCAGATTAACCGGTGATGGTGCAGTCAGCGATGATGCCGCTGGCTTTTTCGTTGTTACAAACCAGAGTCAGTTCGGTAACAACCTGACGGACAGTTGCGTCGCCAGTCTTAGCCAGTTCGGTGTTCTTCGTCGGACGGAGAACAGCTACTGACCACATATCGTCCTGCATGATGAATACATCACGAGAACGGTTTTCACGGCTCGGCATGAACTCAACAGTACCCCAAGGAGTAACGTACACGTCAACTGCCTTGATTACTGCGTTCGTGCCGCCAACAGAAGCACCGATGGTGGAACGCTGGTTGTTCATACCAGTGAAGCCCAAAGCAAGGTTCATCTGGAATGCAGACAGATAAACCGTATTCGGCTTGCCGCCTTGTTCCCAGATTGACTGCATTACAGTGTCAAACTTAGTCTGGCTGAAAGCAGTCGGAGCGGTGGTTTCGTCAGTACGCGCATCAGTACCGTCACCAGTCGGATCAGCACCTTCGTTAGCACCAAAAGAGGTGTTGGTGATCATCCAAGCCGGAGCGCCAGCAAGTTCACGAGCGGTGCTGCTGTTGCCGGCAACGCGAGCGTTGTTGTCGAACAGTGCCTTTTCGATGTCCAGCTTCTGTTCCTTAGCAGTCTTCAGCATCTGGTAAGCCATTTCTGAAGCGCGACCTGCCTTGTTCAAGCCAGAATCGGTATCAGGAATTGCAACTGCGTTCTTGAAAATCTGGGTGTAGTTGCCCAGACGGGAAGTTGCAGTGCGAGCGGCAGCAGTAGTTGCATCACCTTCAACGTGAGCATTAGCTGCTGATGCGCGCAATGCGTCAGTCTGCCATTCGTGGTAAGTGTTAGTAGCCTTCAGCTTCTTACACTTGGTGTAGAACGGGGTTTCTTCCGGAGAGATGTCATAGATGACATTTTCCAAATCTTCACGAATACCAACGGCATCGTAGCTATCAAAAGTATTAGTTGGCTGTGCCATGACTATATCCTCAATTAAGTGTTACTGATTAAGAACCAGACTGAGCGCATCTTCAATGCGTCCGGACTGGCCCAATTTGGCCTTACGCCGCTGCTGAACTTTCTGTTTGCCATCGCCAATCTTTTTCGAGCCGGGTTTTACGACTGGCTTGGCTCCGGAGACTTTCTTAGCCGCCTTATCCTTGCCTGCCATCAGGTTCCGATATGCCACAGCATCCTTCAGAACCATAATTGCCCGGTGATCCATCACGTTTCCAATTTCTTCTGGCTGGTAGCCATAAAATTCAGAACCGCCACGAACCAAGTTCTCACGGAGTTTGGTTGCCTTCTGGGCGTCGCCAAATTCCGGCATCACTGCCATCAAAGCCTGCTTCTCTTGCTGCA